AATAATATACATTAATAGTTTTACATAGCGCATTAAAATTGTCAATGAAAGAGTTCTTAAAATTATTTTTTAAAGCAGAAAAGAGGTGGAACGAGTGGCAGCAACGACTGAGGAAATTATTTTAGAAAATATCAATGCGATAAAGGAATGGTCTTTATCCGGTATGGCAGAAAAAGAAATGGCTGAAATGCTGGGTATCGCTTATTCCACGTTTCGAAAGGTCAAACAAAGCAACATGATTCTCTCTGCGGTTTTGGCGGAAGCCAAGAAGCACCGCAGTGATATTTTGAAAGATCAGGTCAAGAACGTGGAGGTATCCTTATACAAGCGATGTTTAGGGTACAATGCCAAGATTATGAAAAATTACAAGGTAAAAAAGGTTGTGTTCGATGAAAGCGGTCAAATTATATTTGATAAAGGGGGAAAGGCAGTTACGGAGGAAGCCTTAGAGGAACGCACGGAGGAGACCCATGTGCCTGCTGACGTTTCGGCGGTGAAGTTCTTCCTTTTGAATAAAGCGAGGAAAGAATGGCACAGTGATCCTGAGAAAATTGAGATTGATAAAAAACGTCTTGCTAACGATATAAAACGGATCAAGATTGCAGAGCAGGCTAAAAACGGGGATATGAACAAGGAAAGCATTGAGGAACATTTAGAAAAAGCGGAGCAGGAGAGTAACAACAGGTAGGTGATTGGCGTGAAATATTCAGTCTTGACGGATACAAAAAAGTACATAGAGCAATTCCTACATATCCGCACCAAGGATGGGAGAGAGGTTCCTTTTCGTTTGAATGAATCTCAGCTTCGCCTATATGCAGTGATTTGTGGGGAGGAGGCGAAGAAAAAACCTATCCGCATTATCATTCTAAAAAGTCGGCAGATGGGATTTTCTACGCTGACAGAGGGGATGATTTACAAGAAAACTGCCACCCAAAAGCTACGGAATGCCCTAATCATTACCCACAAGGACGAGGCCACAAGCAACTTGTTTAATATGAGCAAATTATTTTATGAGAAAAGCCCTGAGTGGGTACGGCCCATGCTAAAAAACAGTAATGCCAAGGAGCTGATTTTTGAGAATCCCACGAAGAACCCAGTGGAAAAGAAGAACCACCCTGGGTTAAAAAGCAAGATTAAATGTACCACGGCAGGGGGTAAGGGCGTTGGTAGAAGTGACACGTTAAATTATATCCATATGTCGGAGGTTGCCTTTTGGCCGGGGAATATTTTAGAAACCTATGCAGGCTTGATGCAGGCGGTACCCAATACGGCGGGGGGCATGGTTATCATTGAAAGCACTGCCAATGGGGTTAATGCGTTTAAAAAAATGTGGGACGATGCAGTAGCAGGGCGCACGGACTACATACCGTTATTTTTTGCATGGTATCAAATGCAGGAGTACCGCATGGTTTACCAAGGGGAGGAATTCACCGAGGAAGAAAAAGAATTGCAAGAAGCCTTTCGGCTGGACAATGAGCAAATCATGTGGCGGCGGTGGTGCATCGCAAACAACTGCAACAATGATGTTGATATGTTCAAACAAGAATATCCTTCCACCCCTGAGGAGGCATTCTTGACAACGGGAGATTGTGTTTTCAAGAACAAAGATGAAATTCTCCTACGTATTCGGGCGTTGGAAGAGAAATCCATCAGCGGTCAGACCCATGGGAATGGAGTTTCCCATCAAACAACAGCATTGTCAGAGGGAACGGAGCATGGGGCAGAGGCAGAGGTCGTTCCTATAAAGCAGAAAAAAAATCTAATGATGCGTGGTCAATTTACATACCAAGAAAAGCAGATTGCTTTGGATCGCATTGTCTTGTCTGAAATCAAATTTACCCAAGAGGAAAAGGGAGAAATTTGCATCTTTAAAGAGCCTGAAAAGGGCATTCCTTATGTGATTGGTGGAGATACGGCGGGAGAAGGCAGTGACAGCTTTACCGCCCAAGTATTGGACAACCGAACAGGGGAGCAAGTGGCCAGATTAAAGCGTACCTATGATGAGGACGAATATGCAAAGCAGCTTTATTGCCTTGGGCGATATTACAATGATGCCTTGTTGGCGGTGGAAGTAAACTTTACCACCCATCCCATTAAGGTGTTGGAGTATTTACATTATCCTAAGCAGTATGTAAGAGAGGTATTTGACACCTACACAGGAGCAACCAGAAAGGCTTTCGGTTTCCATACCAACGGTACCACAAGGCCGTTATTAATTGCTGAGTTGGTTGCCTACATAAAAAACAGTCTGCATTTAATACATGATTTGGAAACGCTGCGAGAGGCATTGACCTTTATTAAAAATGCACGGGGCAGACCTGAGGCGGAAGTGGGGGAACATGACGATCTTTTGATGGGATTGGGCATTGCATTAATGGCGAGAGGACAGCAACAGGTATTGCCTATGACGAATACGTCCACAGTGGACAAGATAGGGAGTACCTCCTTGCAAAATGGTCCAAGGTGGGTGACGGCCTATGAAGTTTGTAATGCCCATTACCGACAAGCGGATGATTGCAGATATTGCGGGGTATTTGGAAGAAAAGAGTGAAAGGGACTATGTGCTTTTCATGACAGGGATTTATTTAGGCCGCAGGATTGGAGACTTGCTGGAATACCGTGTGAGAGATTTACGAGGAAAGGAATACGTCGAGATTCCAGAACAAAAGACAGGGGACATTGTACGCCTTGCCATTAACCCTAATTTACAGAAAATATACAAGCATTTTTTTAAGGAAAAACATGGGTATGAGTATGTCTTTCGCCGCACAAGGGGA